AATGACATTCCTGCTTGGAACACATATTGTCCTGCAGTATCTTTTAGTTTTCTTATTTTAGCTAAAGTAGTTCTGTTAAAAACAAAAGTACCATTAGATGAATAAGCAGACTTGATGTTATGCACTAAAGAAATAAGACCATCAGCAGTTATTTCGTTAGCATCACCTGAATTAACTGATGAAACAGAACCATTTGTCATGAAGCCTTCAGGTTTTCCAACCATATCTCCACTTACAAAAGCACTTCCTTCAGCTTTAGCGAATTGTTCACTAAATTCAGATTGCATTTCAGCTTCTAAGTTAAATACTGAATCTTCTAAGTCTTGCTCTGAAATATCTACTAAAGCATATTGCTCATGTGCAGGGATTTCTTCAAGACCAACATTCCAACCAGTAGTTTCACTTCTAGTTCCACTTTCTGAAACCCATTGTGCTGCAAACTGTCCAGTTCTTTTAGGAACTTGGATGCTTCTAGCACCTGTGCTTCTGATTCTAGCAATACTTCTGATAGGTGAAATTTCAGTTACAGTTTTTAGTAACTCTCTCACATACTCAGGTGGTGCTAAATATCCACCAGTGGAGTCATTGCTGACTGTTAGTGCTTTTCTTTCCATTGCATCAAGTCCTTCAAGTCCTTTTCTGCAATAAGTATCAAATGCACCCATGTACTCATCTACTTGCTTAGTATCAAATCCTGAATTAGGTCTTTTTACGACTGTTTCAAGTTTCTCAATTTGGCTTTTGATGTTTTCAGCGTTAGCTTCAGCAGTAGTAAGTTTTTGATTAATGTCTTCATAAGAATCCATTTTAGCTTCCATCTTAGCTAATTTCTCATCCACATATGCTGTACTTTCGCCTTTTTCTATGCTGTCTAGTCTTTGGTCATTAACTTTTTTAAATTCTGCAAAAGTTTGTCCCATATCCTGTATAGCATTCTTTATATCTTCCGACATAATTATCTCCTATTAAGATTTTAAGGTTTTAGTTAAGTTCTTTATGGCATCTACCAATTCAACATTAGAGTCAACATCTCGCTGACCGAATGCATCAGTGACAGCTTTTGCTGCCATCTTTGCTTCTGAACGAGAAAGACTGAAAGCATCACGCATTCCGTTTTCCCACTCTCTAATAGAAATCTCTTCACCTTTCACTGAACGAACAGTTGCCTGAGGGTTCATGGGAAAGGTTACTAACGACACTTCCATCAAATCTACTTCTTTAATAATACGTTTGTTACCACGCTTATCATAAGAAACTTCTTTAGGGTTTACTCTAAAGCCTATTGATAGACCATCTAAAGCACCCATTTTTAATAATTCATACGCTTCTGCACCTGCCTGTGTTTTTAAAGCAAGTCTGCCTTTTACAACAAGTCCATGATCGTCTTCTCTTATTTCGTCAAACACACCAATAGGCATATCAGACTTGTGCTGATATAAGAGTTTTACATTTTGTGGTTTTCTTCTTTTGAGAGACTTAGTAAATGCACCTGATTCTATGACATCATTTCCTAAATCTTTATTTCCAAAGACAGAACCATATCCCTCAAATGTTCCATAGTTCTTATCTTCATCTTCATCATCATATGCTTTGATGCTTGACTTGATTTCTATTGATTCTTTTTCTGCCTGTTTTTCTTCTTCCATATCATCAACAGTTTCTTCAGAATCAGGTTTGCTTTTTCCAAACTCTATAATATAAGAGTCATCTGTCTCTTCTACTGCTCTTATGTGTTTTTCATCATTCTGAATAGAATCTTCTTTATTTGAATCGTACTCACTAGTACAGACATCTAATGTTTGAACTGAATCGGTATATTCACTCGTCATAGTGTCATCTCCCATACATCTATTAAAATTGATGCCTAAACTATAGATATAATTTTAGTACAGGCATATTTACATATATAGTATCTTATTGGATAGATTAGCACAATATATAGGTATATATAAAATAAATGAAATAGTTGTTGCTCATATTCCAATATGGGTTTATACTGTGTATATAATAAATTGATAGCCGAAAGGCAAGGTAGAATAAAATGAAAAACTATTTAACACAAAGAGATTACACAGGAGAGAACATTGACACTCTTGCAGCAGCAGGATTTGATGAATCAGATTCTTTTTTAACATTTAAACAAGCACTAAAGATTGATGGAATCACAGGTCAATCCCTAAAAGGATTAAAAAAAGCAGCAACCTTATACTTTTATAAAGAAGAAAAAGATAAAGAGACAGGCAAGAAAAAAAGAATCAGAAAATACTTCACAGTATTTAATGCAGCAGAGATTTTAGCTAGATTAGATAATAAACAGGCAGCCTAAGGCTGCCTTCATATTAAGGATATATAATGAAAAAATTAACAAGAGAACAAAAAATAAGTAACCTAAAAAAAGCATTTATTGAATACAATAATGGAAAGGGCTATCAACACTTTTTTAAAGATAAAAAACAGGGTGACTGTAAAAAAGACCCTTCTAATACAGAATATAATGACTATGCAATAGTTTCATATTTAGATGATGATTTCAAAGGAAAAAAACAATTTAGAATAATTGCAGGTAAAGAAGAAACTAAAAGAACCTCTGATAATAAACTTAGAACTAAACATGAGCCTTTAAATTGGTATTTAAACACTGAAGACGCTGAAAATTTAATATGTTTTTTAGAAGCATTCATTGAAGTTGAAAATCAAAAAGAGGTGACAGAATAATGGCTATAATAAAAGCAATATTAATTGACCCAGTAGACTGTTCTACTGCATACATTGATATAGATGATAATTTAAAATCTTTTTATAGCATTATGAAATGCGATTTAATAGATGCACAACAAATTGGATTAGATACTGTAATGTATTTTGACGATGAGGGTAAATTAAAAAATGACCAAAGATACTTTCAATTTACTGTTGCAAATCCTATAGCTTATTGTGGTAGATGCATTGTAATAAATTCTGACGAAGATGGTGGTAACGAAGATGTCAAAATTGATATTGATGTTTTAACAAAACAAATTGAATGGTTACCTGAAGGTTATAGTGAAGAACCTTATATGGAATTTAGACCTTTAGATTAAGATTCCATATCTCTTTCATCAGCGTAGATGATCACACATCTACAGTTGATGACATTTGCAACCCCACCCTTAGGGTCTCCTGCATATCCCATTGGCATACCACCAACAGTAAAATCCTCATTCATATCTACGACTTGACCATTAGCTGATGCATGAGCAGGTCTTGTTCTTCCATCGCTAGTTGATACCCATTTTTTTAACATCTTCAAACCCAAGTCTTCTTCTACTGTCTTATGATAAGAGTGATTAGCAAATGAAGCTGCATTGTGTGTTTCGGTTCTAGCAATAAGTGCTGCACGACTTCTACTAATTGGAAGGTATGTGTCTGAAACTAACTTTGCTATCTGTGGAAGTGTAAGATTATCTGCTCTGCCTTTCTCAATAAGCCTACTAATCCTGTTAGCCATTCTTGTTGTTATACCTGCTAGTATAAGTTGCCTTGAATTAAAGTATTCATTAACTACAGTCTCAAAGTCTGAACTTCTACCAAATATAAACACATCATCAGCTTTCTTATCGTTGTAGTAATTATCCTCATTGAGTTTATACAACACCTTAAATGTTCTTCTATACTGATTTAACATCAATGGCATGAAGTCTTCATTAAGTGATTGAATTGCTATGTCGTTTTCATAGATACCAAATTCTTTATAAAGATATAGTTGTACATTAAGGAACTTTCTAAACAGGGTGTTTAGGTTCTTATAAAACCTTTTTTCTAAGTTATTTCTAACGACCAGTTGTTTTCTTGATTCAGCTCTTGTGTTAATCCTACCTCTTCTAAGGCTATTGAACTGCTTTTTTTCTAGGCTCATGTTTTGCTAGATAATGGATGTCCTTTAGGAAATAAATCTGTGTCATGCCTACCACCTCTGAACTTACCTGATGATAATGCTCTTAAAAAGCTATTGACCCTTGCATATGCCCATTGGTCAGGACTACTTACACTTGGTCTTACGCTTGATGGATTCGTTCTATAAGCACCAACACCTCTTCTAAATACAGCTTCTAACATTCTTAGCGTTGCTCTTTTGGTTTTACTATTACCATGTTTCTCATTATGGTCATCAACCTTTTTCTGTAACCCTTCTTTAACTTTTCCTGATAAAGCCTTTTCGTCTTCTTTGCTTTCTACATGATCTTGAAGAGCAAACTCTTTATCTTCTTCAGTCATAATTTGTTGGCGTTTTCTTTTTGCCCAAGCAAAGCCTGAATCACCACCCCATAATAACCATGCAATCTTTCCTGCACTTGGATAGCCTTCTTCACCTTGTCTAAAACCTTCTGCTCTTTTGTCTACTTCATGTCTACTAAAGAAACTGTACATTCTTTTAACTGTAGATATAGATAGTCTTTCTTTCGCTATTAGCTGATTTGCACGAGCAACACCTACAGCAGTGCCACCCCTATTGAACTTTTTTCTTAGTTCCAACCCTCTCTTAGCTTCCGATGCCATTTCACTTGTTGGTGTTGTATTAATATCAGATAAAGCCTTTTCTTCTTGTAATAAGAAGTCTATCTCTTTATCTATTTCATCATCATTGTCATAGTCTTCTAAGTCTTCCTCGTTTACTGGGTTTTCAGGCTTATCTACGCCTTCATCACTTATAGGGAATAAGTTAGCTGATACATATAAGTCATCTGCACCTTCTACGGTCTCTAGTCCTATAATCTTTCTTGCTTCGTTTCTAGTCATAATACCTTCACGAACAGCAGAGGTAACATTCTCATATGTTTTCTTTTTGCGTTCTGCTAATGCAGGAATAGAATCTATATCAAATTCAAGAGTTAGCCTATCGTCAAACAAAGGTACTAGCCATTCGTTTAAATCAGATGATATCTTTCTTAAATGTGGAATGATTGTCTCTTCGTATAAAGCTAATCTTGCTTCTGCTACATTGCTATAGGTTTGTGAATCAGGAACGCCTACTAATTGACTAGGCACTCCAAAACACAAAGCTATATCTGTTGTAGCCATGTTCTTTAATCTATGGAAATCCATATCCTTAGGACTAAGACCCATTTCTTTCCAGTCAAAGTCACCTTCAAGCAACATAGGTCTACCTGCATTACCTGCACCACTAAACCTGTTGTTAAGGTCTGTTAATAATTGCTGTCTTTGTGATTCAGATAAGTTTACTGCAAACCCTGCATCATCTTGTGGTTTAAATATAACAGCTCCACTAGGTCTTGCACCATTCTGTAATAGATTGACATTATGCTTACTGGACATATTGAACTGGTCAACCTCAACAGCAGCAGCACTCATAGGACTTAAACCATAGTAATCATCTAATGGATTCCATAGTTTCACATGCTTTAATTCACTAAAACCATTTTCTTGGTCTACCATATATGTGTTCTGTATTCTGCCACCAATAACATATTCATACTTTTCAGGTATAGGATTTCCACTACCCTTAATGTTAATTCTGTCAGGTCTTAATAGATGTAGTTCTTTGGGTTTACCTAAATCACTACCTACTTTAAGGATATAAGCATTACCACTAAGCAACACATAACCGAAAAGGCTATTAAAAAACTCTGAGTAGGATTGTAGAGGATTGGGTCTGTTAAGTAGGTCAATAAGTGGGTGTTGTTCAATTATCTGATCTCCTGCTTTTAAAACAAAAGGTACAGCACTAGCACCCTTTGATATTTCATTAACACACCTATAGACAATAGCATTTTTTAGATATCCTTCTTTTGCTAAGTCTTGGTATTTGTAAGTTTTGGCTTCTTCAGTTCCGACTCCGAAGTAACCCATCATGTTTGAATTTTTTTGTTCTTCTACAGGTTTATTATTAAATAACCTTTGAAAAAATGTTTGTTGTGCCATCAGCTTATTCTCCAGTTTACTTGTCCTTTAGACTTGCTCAATTCGGTTAATCCCCATACTAAAGCATCTAATCTATCAGGTGAACTATTTGTTTCGCCAGTATAACTGCACATTTGCTGTTCTAACTCTGAAAACACATCCATATGATGCACTCTCCTTTGTTCATACAAAGCTGCGATTGGTTCTGCTCTAAGAATCTTACCTCTTGTTGCTCTTACACTTCTATAAGAAACATTGTTGTCTATATTCCTAATGAGCCTTTCTACCAAATCGCCACCATTGTTCACTTCAGCTACTATTCTATCAGCTTCCCATTCATAGAAAGCATTAATAGCTATTCTACCCCATTTATCAGGAGCATGTCTTCCTGATAAGTCCTCTAGGACATAAAAATGATTATTATAATCTTTGCCTACTACTACTATACCTGTTTCATCAGAATTTGCATTAGCTGTTACAGCAGGGTCAACAGCTACTATTATCTGCTGTAAGTCCTTGTCATCTTGCGACCTTGCTTCATCAATAAGTTCATTAGTCCATAAAGCACCCTCTAAATTATCTACAATCTCTGCATATAATTCCTGTCTTCCAAGATTAGTGCCTTCATATTTATCTTTTAACATGGCTAAAGCACTGTCAGCTAAGTTTGCTTCATTTTCAAATGTGCTACCTGATGTTATATGTACATCTTCTCTTTGCACTAATTCTTTAATTAGTTTTGTAGGTTTAGGTGTTGTTGTTATAACGCATTGTGGATTATCTCCAAGCCTTAATCCAAACATTAACTGGTCAAAGGCTTCAGGGTATCTCCATGCAGCTACCTCATCACACCATGCTCTGTGAAACTGTGGTCCTCTAAGTCTTTCAGGTTCTTGAGCAGCATATCCAGTTATCTTAGAACCATTGAATAATCTTATTTCTGCAACACTGGATGAATAACCCTTTTGATCGTTAGATTGAATAAAACACTCAGGTGGTATTATTGATATAAGTCCTGAAGGACCACCAAAACATACACGCCTTAAATCTCCATGAGTCGGTGCTACAACTGCACAGTTGCTGTTAGGGTTTCTTAGAGCATATAGTGCTATGTCCTGAGCACCTGTTCTAGTTTTACCCCATCCACGCCCTGCTAAAATTAACCAAATATAATGGTTTATTTTAGGTTGAAGTTGTTTATCCCTTGCAGTGTCTAACCACTTAATGCGTAGTGCTGTTGCCTGTGCTTCTGCTGTCTTCAACTGAGTCAAGCAATTCCATAGCTCTTGCGAAGGTTTCATTTTCTTGTAAGTTTCCATTTAGATTTATATTATCCGTTGATTCTCCTAATGCTAATTTTGCAAATTTCTGTGTTTTCAATGCAGCACTTGCCATTGAATCTAATTGTTGTGGAGAGAAATCTTTAATAGAAGCGTTTTGTGTATTTCTAATAACATTGCCACATCTAGCTAATAGTGCTTTTGCAATATTTAAACATGCTGAATCAAGTTTTTTTGCTTCAACTGAAAACTCCTTAATTCTTTGTTGGTCAAGTTTTTCCTCATACTCTTTTTGGAACTTCTCTTGTTGAAACTTCCAATTATCTCTTTGTGCTAATTTATACAGTGTATTTTTAGACAATTCATGTAGATCTGATAAGTCCTCAATTGTTGCTGTTCTTCTAAACCCTTGTGGGTCTATATCTCCCTGAACATAAGACACTCTTAATTGTTCTTTTAATTCAGATGTAATTTTTTTATATTTAGGTTTTTTGTTAGCCATATTTTGTATATTTTTGTAAATGATACCTATATCTATCTATTATTACAAATTGAATTATTTTGTGTTTAGACTGTTATAGATTTCATCTGTTGATTCTAATACTGCATTTTTACCTGTGTAGTTTTGCCATCTCTCAACAATAACATCTGCATACTTTGGGTCTAACTCCATGCCATAGCATCTTCTACCTGTTTTCTCTGCTGCTATCAAAGTTGAACCTGAACCTAGAAATAAATCTAAAACAAGATTAGTTCTTTGAGTAGAGTTATTAATTGCTCTCTCTACTAATTCTATAGGCTTTGTTGTGGGGTGTAACTTTGACACTTTTGGTCTTTGTACTTCCCATACATCTGATTGCTTTCTATCAAGCAAAGGACTGAGCCTTGTTTCATCTCCATTCCACCCATACCAGATTGGTTCATATTGTGTGTGATAGTCCTTTCTAGATATAACAAGTGAATCTTTTGTCCATATGATAGTGCTTGACCAGTGGAAGCCACTGTCCCTAAGTGTCTTGTCAACTATTGCCCATTCTTGAGCAGACATAACAAGATAGATCATACAACCACCCTTACTAGCTATTTTTAGTGAAGTGCAAAACCCCATGACAAAATCAGACCACTCATCTGCTTCCATGTGATCATTTAATATTTTCCTTTCTTTATATTTACCACCTGCTGTTTCAGAACCATAATTCACATTCCAAGGTGGGTCAGTAAATATCATATCTGCACGTTCTTTATTCATTAACTTTTCCACATCATCAATAGATGTGCTGTCTCCACATAGCAATCTATGGTTTCCTAATATCCATACATCACCCATTTTTGATATTGGAGGGTCTTCAGTCATTTCAGGTATGACATCTTCTTCTGCTTGTGGTTCTTCAACAAAAGATTCTAGGTTCATATCAAAACCCATGTCTTCTAATTCCACATCAGTAAATCCTGTATACTCTAAATCGTAGTCGCTTTCTAAAAGGTCTGTTATTTCTTTAGTTAAAAGACCATAATTCCATGATGCGTATTCAGCAGATTTGTTATCCATGATTCTATAGGCTTTAATTTTATCTTCAGATAGATCATCAGCAATGAAGCAAGGCACGTTTGTGAACCCCAGTTCTTTTGCTGCTGCAAATCTTGTATGACCAACAATTATTATATTATTTTTATCTAGTACTAAAGGTTGTTGAAAGCCAAACTCAGACAATGATTTTTTTACAACATTAATTGCATCTGTGTTCACTCTTGGGTTGTCGTGATAAGGGATAATCTCATCTATTTTAACATCTGTTATATTCATAGGAACTCCTTTTTAATGATTTTAACCTAATTATTCCATTTCGTAAAATAAGACCATCAAATCATATATTCCATTTTGGGTAGATTCATGATATACTGGTCATGTGACAAAATTTTAATAAAATGATAAGGAGTATAAAATGATAAAACTAAAAGCTAAAACTAAGCATGGTGACATTGAGTGGAAATGGAAAGACACAGGTCATCCCTCTGCTGAATATAAGTCTATCCATCATCAATGGTGGATTCCCAAGAAATCTGATTTACAGATTGTAAGCAAAGTAGATATATTATTTAAACAAGATGTGAAAGACGAGATATGGAATGATATGCAGTCTGATCTTGATTATTTAAAAGATATTTACAAACTGCATAAACAAAATAAAAAGAAAATTGCACAGGGAGAATCATAATGAGCAGAGATGTCCAAAGACAAAAGGTCTATGACTGGGAAGATTCTCAGTCATGGATGATTAAGAGGAGTTACCTTAGTCAAGATCAATGTCATCAAGTCATCAAGAGACTGAATAAGATATTTAGAAGGAATGTTAAGCTAAGATTTAGAAATGGTCATGGTAGTTGTTGGGCATTCAATCAGAATGATATTTTAATACGCAATGAGTGGGGACGGTCTTATGCAGTTCTCATACATGAGTATGCACACTGTCTTTCTAATGACAGTCACAATGGTAGATTTGTTTCTAACTACTGTTTGCTTCTTCATCATCTTCATCCTGAACAACCTTCTATAAAAGATTTAGTAAGGAGTTTGAATGATGCGAATATTGACTTTGTTGATTTTGAAAAAACCTTATCTAAAAGAGTTTTAAGCAAAAGACTTAAACCGTTTGAAGATGTCAGCACAGTTGTCATCCCTGAACCTAAGAGATTTATCAAAAGAAGAATGTCAGCTAAGAAGAGAGTGCAGAAACTTTTAGATGAATGGGGTAAGTTTTATGATGTTGCTGAATATGAGTATTACAGCTTTAAGTTTGTAAACATAAATGGTTTTGAACATGGAATTGAATTTACAACTTGGAAGCAAGTAGAAGATTGTTTACTAGAAGCAATTCAACAGAGACTACATGAACACGAAGATTTTAAAAAATCTTAGTATTCCAAATTGTCTTGACACTAATATTAATAAAACGTATCTTGTCTAACCCAAGATAAAAAAACAAAGAGAGGAAAACATGTCTATTGAATGTCTTAACAAAGCACTAAAAATACAATTCACAAATCAAACTCCGACCAAGCGTTTAATTCTAATTTTACTGGCTAATTATTGTGACGATCAAAACAGCTGCTATCCAAGCTATGCACATATAGCAAAACTAGCAGGTCTTAAAGATACAAAGCATATAGCAGGGATTGTTAAAGAGTTTGAAGAGTTGGGTTTATTGAGGATTGAAAAAAGGTATAAGGAAGATGGAGGTAACACATCAAATAGATACCATTTGACCATCAGGGGTGAGGATAACCCCCCCTATGGTGTGGACACCACCACCCCCCTTGCCACCACCCCACCCAATACTAAAGACTACACTAAAGATGACAAGAAAGACTATATGTCTGCTTTTAAAGAGTTTTGGCTTTTATATCCAAGAAAAGAAAAAAAGGCTTTAGCTGAACAAAAATATAAAGTGGTTAGTAAAAAATATGGAAATGAAAACATATTACTTTTCTTAAAAAGATATCTTAATGATATTGAAATTAAGAAAACTGAAAAGCGATATATACCCCATTGTTCTTCATGGCTAAATCAAAAACGATTTTTAGATTATGAGGATTATGAAATGCAAGAAATAAAATCTGATCAGCCTAAATCAAACACGATTTCAAACTGGCATGATGACCTTCAGTTAGGCTAATCTAAATAAAAGTCGTTAGGTTCTACTTTGCCTTTTGTGTATTCATGTATAGCAACCATCTCTGCTTTTCTAGGGATGCGTGATTCTAGGATGTACTTTGAAAGACCACCTTGCGATAATCTATGCCCTGTTTCTTTTTCCATTTCGTTTATGAATTTATCTTGTGTAAGATTGTTTGTGTTTAAATATTCTTTTAATTTCATACCTTCACCTTTTATATATTTTATATTGCATTGAAATCCATATCGGATTATACTGGGTTTTATAAATTAACACAAATAATAAAATGAGGACATAAAATGAATACTAATAATCCATTTGACCAATTTGAAATAGAACACCTATCAGCTAGTTCTATAAACCTATTTATCCAAGACATACCTTTATTCATTGTTAGGTATTTGGCT